TTACGGGGCTATTACTACTTACAGTCCTATGAAAATATTCTCTATCACTATAATGAGTGTTATATGTGTAGGGTGTGTGTCGCTCATGAGAATAACTTATAGAGAACTTAAAACAGACCGCTAAAAGGTAGTCCTATAATCCGGCACAAGGCGCATGGGGATGAGTGCACAATCACCTTGTAAACCAGCTGGGCGGTAATTTATGAAGTAGCATTGTTGGAATGCGTGTAAGCGATTAATTGTTGGTATTAACTTATATTCTAATTTATATATTCATTTAGCTTACAAGAAGTAGGTTCGACTCCTACCTTTTTAACGACATTTTAAATTTATACGATTATGACAGTGGAAGAATTAAGAGGCATGACGCATGAAGATTTAGTAAGGCGTGTGCAGGAACTGGAAGAGGCTAACGAGAAATTAGCTGAAGAGAAAAATACATGGTATAAATCTTGGAGTGATTTGAAACAGAAGTTTGATCATTTCAAAAATGCGGTTAAAAGCATTGTTCTGATAATAGATTAGATATTCGTGTTTTATATTGTGTTTGTACTGGGTGTGCCGTCCGTGAGGATAGTGCACCTTTTTTAATCGGATGGTTAGCTTATCGGTTAGAGCTTCGTGTTGCGCAAACAATTGGCACGATTGAGAGGGGTTCGATTCCCTTACCATCCACGAATCATTAATTAAATTTTACTCTTATGGCAAAAGAACTGAAAGAAAGAACAGAAATCAAGAAAAAGCTGAAAAAGAAGAATGACAGAATCAGCTTTGACTTTAGCGACAAACTTGCCGGACAGCTTCGCAGGTGTACCGCTGATCTTAACAGGCTGGCAAGGATTGATCGGATAATAGACAAGAAGCAAACTTTGTATTCGGTGGACACTAACAGGGAAGCCGGATATATTGAGGTTATTCGCAATTATTAATCAGCTGACTTACACGATTATGAAGAGAGTTTTTAATGAACTTACACCTGAATGCGAGATTACGGCACGAATGTATGCACAAGGGTATGAGAAAAAAGAAATTGCAAACCTCAAATGCCGAGCGGTCAGCACGATAAACAACCAACTGCAAAGAGCTTTTGAGATTTTGAACGTAAGGAACGGCAGAGAACTGGCAACCATGCTATATGAGAGAATAGCTGGTATGAAGTTCACGATGGACTTTTCACCTACTATTAGGTCGGCTGTTGCTTTCTGCCTGTTGTGCATCTTTTCTTTTTCGCTCTATCACGAACAGGGCGATATGAGAAGGGGACGAAGAACGAGAGTTGAACGAATTGAAAGAACTGGACGGTATGGAGGTAAGACTTGAATTATTTGAATTTAAAAATATCTGCATGGACATGGCGGAGCTTGGTGCAGCTGCCAGTGAGAAGAAACGGTCTCCTGTATCTGATGAAATCAAGCAAAGAGAAGCGTTCAGATGGTTAAAGACACTTGGGTATGAACCTAACTTTTTGGAAAAGTTAGAGAAAGAAGGATTGGTGCATAAGAAAAGAAAAGGCTCATCCAGAAATTCTCCTATCATATATTCCAAGTTCGAGATACAATCCGCTATTAATGCTTTTAAAATGAGTAAATATCTGAACAAATAACCCTATAAAATTTACGATTATGTCACTGATTAAGAAAAGTAATGAATTAGTTATCCCGACCACCGTGAAGATGATGATTTACGGTCAAGCCGGAATGGGAAAGAGTACGGTAGCATTGAGCGCACCGAAACCGCTGCTGTTGGACTTCGATAACGGCGTGAAGCGCATGAACATGGCGCACTTGGAGAATATAGACACGGTACAGGTCACTTCATGGAGCGATGTTCAGCAAGTTCTTCAAGAGGACTTGTCCGCTTATCAGACCATTGTAGTAGATACCATCGGCAAGATGATGGACTTCATCATTACTCACAAGTGTGGAACCCGCCAGCCGTCCATCCGTGATTGGAGCGGTATCAATGCAGAGTTTTCATGGATGACACGAACACTTTCGGGGCTTAACAAGCACATCATTTTCGTTGCCCATCGCGACACAAGAAAAGAAGGTGATGATACGGTGTTTATCCCTGCCTTGCGTGAAAAATCCTACAACTCTATCGTTACCGAACTGGATTTGCTCGGTTATCTTGAAATGAAAAGCGAAAGAGGCGTCCAAAGACGTACCATCACTTTTGACCCAACTTCAAGAAATGACGGTAAGAATACTTGCAATCTTCCTTCAGTGATGGAAGTTCCTACCATCCTTGACAAGAATGGTAATCCAACCGCAAAGAATGACTTTATCACCGCCAAGATAATCAATTCGTATTTGGGTATGCTTGCTGCCAAGAAAGAGGCACAGGAAAAGTATGATAAAGTTATTGAAGAGATAAAAGAACAGATCGAACTTATTACGGATGCGGAATCTGCCAATAATTTTATCGCGCAAATAGATAATTTTGAGCACGTTGGTTCTTCAAAGCAAATGGCGGCAAAGTTGGTAGCTAACAAAGCGAAGTCTTTGAATCTGAAACTTAATTCAGAAAAGAAATATGAACCAGCAGCCTAAATATCGTATTTACGCAACGCTTCTTGATGCCTTTGGGGCATATCTGAATAGTGATGTGATTTGGGATAAGTACTGGGGGTGGTCAGAAAATCCACCCCATACTCCTGAAGAATTTCACGAACAACAGTTTCAAGAACTGATAGACCGGATTAACCGCAAGCCATTCGATAGCGAAGCGGCAGACCGTGGCACGGCTTTCAATGAAATCATTGATTGTATGATTGAGAACCGTAAATCTTCTATAATGGAAATTAGCAAGGCATATCACGATGACGGAAAACTTTACGGGATAAAAGCTGTTTACAACAATCGCACTTTCACTTTTTACATTGACCTTTGCCGCGAGTTTGCCAACTACTACAAAGGAGCATTAACCCAACAAAGAGTAGAAGCCATCTTGCCTACTGCATACGGTAGTGTATTGGTTTATGGTTTGATTGACGAACTGATGCCTACCAGTGTTCACGACATCAAAACAACCGGTAGTTATACCGTGGGAAAGTTCAAAGATCACCACCAGCATTTAGTTTATCCTTATGCTCTTATGCAGAATGGGTCGGATGTACGGACATTTGAGTATAACATTGTAGAGTTCAACAAAGGCGGTTATGTGGTAGATACCTATACAGAAACATACGTTTTCAATCCTGAACGTGATATTCCTATTCTTACTAATCATTGTGAGGAATTTATCCGGTTTTTGGAAGAAAACAGAAAACTTATAACCGATAAAAAGATATTTGGAGGAGAAAATTAATGGCAAACCAAATAACCGGACGGATAATCGAAATCGGACAAACTGTTCAAATACCATCCAAAAACGGTGGTTCCTCGTTTACAAAACGGGAGTTCATTTTAGATGCTACCACTTACGACCCTTATACGGGAGAGCGTAGCGAGTATGAGAATGTTATTCCCTTAGAGTTTTCAGGCGATAAGTGTGCAGAACTTGACCGCTTTAATCAGGGTGATGTTGTTACTGTATCATTTGTTTTACAAGGACGTTCTTGGACGAATCAAGACGGAGAACTCAAACGTATGGCATCTATTCGGTGCTACAAAATAGATGCGCGTGGCGGTGTATCTCAATCCCAACAAACAACATCGGTACAACAGCCAGCGCCACAACCGACCTATCAGCAACAGCCGCAGAACTTTCCGCCTCCGGTTGATGCTAATGGCAATGTAAAGGACGATTTACCTTTTTAGCGTATGCTGTTCGACTTGAAGAATGATATGGAAGAGATTTGGAAAACAGTAAAAGGGTATAATGGATATTATCAAGTTTCTAATACAGGTAAAGTTCGGAATCCTAATAAGGTGCTTACTCCAAATGTTGGAGTAAAGAACGGATATGTTTATGTTACTTTGAGAAAAGATAAAAGACTGTTACATCGAATTGTTGCAGAAACTTTTATCCCCAATCCATTTAATAAACCAGAGGTAGACCACATTAATGGAATTAGAACGGATAATAATGTTTGTAATTTAAGGTGGGTAACTCGCACGGAAAACAATAATAATCCTATTACTAAAAGCCGTTTTAGTAAATCTGCTAAAGGTAAAGTTATCAATGCAGAAACTAAAAAACGAATGTCAATGAGCCGAAAAGGGGAAAAACATCCAATGTATAATAAAAAGCATTCAAGTTTTTCTAAAAGAAAGATGTCTATAACTCATTCAATTCCAGTTGTGCAATTGGGATTACAAATGAATTATATAGCTGAATTTGAAAGTGCAAAAGTGGCTTCTCTTGAAACACAAGTTGCTGCATCAAGTATCAATGCTTGTACGCTCGGCAAAAGGAAAACGGCTGGTGGCTATATTTGGAAAAAGAAAAATGATATTTAATTTATCAAATCATTATGAAATACCCAAGTTCAAGGAGTATGTAAACAAGCTGTTTAGTGAACGTGCGGTGGTGGAAGTGAAAAAGAAACTACCTAACCGTACGCTTGCCCAAAACAGCTACTTGCATCTTCTTTTAGGGTATTTCGGTAGTGAGTACGGTTGCAGTCTCGACGAAGCAAAAATTGATTTTTATAAGAGGACTTGCAACCGTGATTTGTTTGAACGTAAGATGGTCAACAAGAAAGGCAATGAAGTAACCTATTTGCGCAGTTCTGCCGAGCTGACAACAGGTGAAATGACTTTGAGTATTGACCGTTTCCGAAATTGGTCGGCATCAGTAGCTGGCATTTACTTACCTGCCGCTAACGAACAACAGATGCTTATCTACGCACAACAAGAAATTGAACGTAATAATGAATTTATTTAAAAATTGAGATTATGAAGAAAAGAAAATTTCCCCAAGATGTAGCAAGATTCTTTCATCCTGAAAAATCAATCAACCCTAAATCCAGCGGTATTCACCAAATAGAGAAAGCCTCTCAAAGAAGCTATATTCCAGTTTATAATACTATGGGTACTGCAAGAAAGGTTTACAATGAGTTTGGCAAAATAAGTTATAGATAATATGGACAAATTTTTAGGACAAGACATTCCTGAACAGGAACGATGGCAGTTTCTTCAGGACAATGCCGATGCAGTGGAGAAAATCGGTTATACTCACCGATTCACACCCGAAGAATTGGCGCAAAAGAAAGAAACATTAGCTGAAGTATCAATCACCATCAATGATATTGAGATAGAAAAGAAAGAGGCTATGGACGAGTTCAAAGAACGTCTGAAACCTTTGAACGAAGAAAAGCAGGAACTTTTGGACCACATTAAGAGAGGTTCTGAGTTTGTAGAAAATGAAGAATGTGCCAAAATCCTCTATCACGAGGAAAAGATGGCAGGATTCTACAACAAGCTGGGCGAACTGGTTTATAGCCGTCCCATTATGCCACAGGAGATGCAAAAGACAGTATTCAGTATTAACCGTAAAACAGGAACAGAATCATGAGCGAAAACAAAATCAACTTGGTTGTGCCTAAAGATTACAACGGCAAACCTATTGAAGTAGTATTAAGAGAAGGCGAAGCACCGGTAGCACTTGACCCGAAAGAACCGGAGCGAGTAGTTATCAGTGGAACGATAGATGCACCTCTCAGATGGTTGGAAAAGCGTGTCGAACTGATTAATCAGAAATCGACCAATATCATCGTAAACCGTGATAAGATGGGGTTGGCATTAACTATTGATGAAACCAACTACTATCAGACTGGAATCAGTGGTATTTTACAGGCTTCAAAAGAAATGCAGGAATTTGGCATTAACACGGATAAGAAATGGGAACCTGTCAAGCTATCCCAGTTCTTCAAGATGCACCGTGCTTTCTTCAAGGATAAATCAGAAAACATGATGCTGGTTTCCACTTTGAAGAATTTCAAAGCAAAGGTTAACCAAGACATCGAGCGCAGCAAAGAGGAAAACGGCAGCAAGACGGATAATTATTCTCAGGTGGTTGATTCTAATCTTCCGAAATCCTTCAAACTGAATATTCCTCTTTTCAAAGGCTTTGCTTGTGAGGAAATCGAAGTTGAAATTTATGCTGATGTAGATGGTCGTGATGTTTCACTTTCTTTGGTTTCTGCTGGTGCGAATGAAACCATTGAGGAATACAAAAACAAGGTGATTGACGAACAGATTGAAGCAATCAAAGGTGTTGCACCTGACATCGTAATCATCGAAGTATAATTGACAGCCCGGAAAGACGGGCATCTGGTATCGTGGCGGAATTGGTAGACGCACGACGAGTACTGGAGCTTTACCCAGCCGGAAGGGTTACTCAAAGCAGAAAGCTCATGCAGGTTCGAATCCTGCCGATACCACCACATAACAAGAGGATGCTTAATGATAAAAACATCCTCTTATTTACTAATAGTTACTTTTCATATTTCTATGACACCAACAACTTCATAATTCCCATTTAATCCATGATTTGTCATATAAGTTCTGATTTCAGTTCTATATGCTACTTCAAAATTATACTGTGATAAATTGGCACTTATCGCCTTTGTAAAGGAATACTCATTACCATGATGAGTGAAAATAATACGATAGTTCTTCATATAAATATGATTTTAGAGTGAATACAAATATTACACCCGCAAATATATAAAATAATGCCATACTACATAAAACGAAAACCAAAGAAGAAAGAAAAACCTATGCCTTTATTTGATAAAGCAGGGATAACAGTAAAGAAGAAGCCGGATTTGAAAGCTAAGCTCGACAAGGAGTTTTCCCTTTTTATCCGGCTTCGTGATTGTATGCCAAACGGATTCTTCCGATGTATATCATGTGGACAGATAAAACCATTCGTGCAAGCCGACTGCGGGCACTATTTCAGTCGTACACATTTGGCAACACGGTTTGATGAGAACAATTGCCATGCCGAATGCCGGCACTGTTTAACACCGGATTCTCTCGTCTTAATGAAAGATTTTATATGGAAACAGCTTGGTGAAATTAGTGTTGGTGAAGAAATATTTGCTTTTGACGAAGAAGTAATTTATAAAACTTCACGAAGATATAGGGTTGGAAGGGTTACACACATAGAACGTGATATTCAAGATGTGTATGAGGTAGAGTTAGAGAATGGAGATAAAATGAAGACAACTGCTAACCATAAATGGCTCGCAAGGGCAAGACAAGGAACTTCATACACATGGATTGAAACACAAGAAATGTGGGTTAATGGCGTAAATCTTCATGGGAAGCACAAGACCGGACCTCATACAGATAGGACTACGACCATTGTCTGTAAACCATTTCAAGTAATACAACAAGAAAAATCCTATGAAAGCGGATGGATTGCGGGAATGATTGATGCTGACGGACATATTTGTCAACAGAATATTTCTAATCCAGATGGGACGAAACGCTATGGTTTTCGTGTCGGTATAGCCCAATGTGAGAAGTACATGGATATTTGCTCTGAAATAAAACGCTTACTTGAAAAGTTCACAGGAAATAATAAAACTTGTCGGCAGATGATGGAAGATTCAAATAGGCGTGGCACGTTTAAAAAAACGTATCAATCTTGGCAATTTCTTATAACAGGTACAAACATAGAGAAGCTCCAATTTTTAATGCGTGTTCGTCCGCATAAAATTGAAAAGGTGGATATTGAAAAACTTGGCAAACTAAAATCTCAATATGATACCAAAGTGAAAGGTATCAAATATATAGGTAAAGAGGAGATTGTCGTGATGGAAACGGATACGCGTACTTTCATTGCTAACGGCTATGCCATGCACAACTGCAACAGGTTCAAAGCCGATCATTTGGAAGACTATCGGGTGAATCTGATAGCCAAAATCGGGCAACAGAAATTTGACTTGCTGAAAGTGAAAGCTGATGGTACTTCCAAAATGACTGATTTTGAGTACGAACAGCTAATCAAGTATTACAAAGCACTTAATAAGAAGTTACGAAAGGAGAAAGGGTTATGAATGATTTGGAAGCAGGAACATTTGTCATGATGATCAAGAATGATGATGGTTCATTCTCTCCGGTTGGATTAAGTAAGGAACAGGCTTATATAATCCGGACATTTCTTTCCAAACTTAGTGAGGATTCCCCTTTTATCATTAAATCAGAAGATAGATATGTACAAACTACGTGATTACCAACAGAAAGCCTCTGATGCTGCCGTTTCTTTCTTCAATAACAAGGCGAAGAAAACAAATGCCATTATGGTGTTACCTACGGGCAGCGGAAAGTCGCTTATCATAGCGGATATAGCTGCAAGGCTTGACGGTCATACATTGGTGTTCCAGCCCTCGAAGGAAATACTCGAACAGAACTTTAAGAAACTCTGCTCATACGGTATTCTTGATTGCAGCATTTATTCAGCTTCTTTCAACTCTAAAGAAATAAGCCGGATAACATTCGCCACCATCGGCAGTGTGAAGAATCATCCCGAACTGTTCACCCACTTCAAGAACATCATTGTGGATGAATGTCATCTTGTAAACCCCAAAGAGGGAATGTACAAGGATTTTTTTGATGCAGTGAAGTGTAAGGTTCTTGGACTGACAGCAACGCCATACCGTTTAAGCTCCAGCCGTGATTTCGGCTCCATGCTGAAATTTATCACTCGGACAAAACCTCATGTCTTTTCAGAGGTCATTTATCATGTACAGGTATCAACCCTATTAGATATGGGCTACTTGGCGAAGTTGGATTACTATTCAATGAATCCTTCAGGGTGGAATGAACTTAACTTGAAAGTAAATACTACTGGTGCCGACTATACGGATAGGTCAGTTCAAAAAGAATATGAACGGATAGACTTCTACGGTTATCTCGTTCATATCGTCCAAAGGCTGATGAATCCCAAAGCCGGAGGAAAACGGAAGGGTATTTTGGTCTTTACCCGTTTTTTGAAAGAAGCGGAACGGTTAACGATGTCAATACCCGGTTGCGCTATCGTTTCAGGTGATACTCCTAAGAAAGAACGTGAACATATTCTTGAGGCGTTCAAAGCTGGTGAAATCCCGGTAGTAGCTAATGTGGGTGTACTTACGACTGGCTTTGACTATCCGGAACTTGATACGGTCGTTATGGCACGTCCTACAATGTCACTTGCCATGTGGTATCAGATAGTCGGTCGTGCCATCCGCCCGCATCCTTCTAAAGAATGTGGATGGATTGTGGATTTATGCGGTAACATCAAACGTTTCGGAGAGGTGTCGGATTTACGATTGTTTGATAGCGGTAATGGTAAGTGGGCTGTATTTTCTAACGGAAGGCAATTAACTAACGTGAGATTCTAAGACTATGGACGAAGGATTTTTGAGGCTAAGCCGCAGGTTTTTCTCGAATGAAATGTGGAATGAAGCCCGTACTTTTAGCAGTTGCGAAGCGTGGTTAGATTTAATTCAGTCTGCACGATTTGAGGCAACGCCCCGAAAGGAGAGTATCGGAGGTCGAGAAATCTCTTATTCAAGAGGTCAATATCCTGCATCCATAAGATTTCTGTCACAGCGTTGGAAATGGTCTGAAAAGAAGGTGCGTTCCTTTCTTGTGCATCTTAGAAAGAAAGGTATGATAACTGTTGAGTGCAATCAAGGAATGAACCTTATAACCTTATGTAAATATGAAGAATATAATCCAATGGGCACAACCAAGGGCACAAGTAAGGACACAGGTATTGAAAAGGAAATCAATGAATTAAGACAGGAATGGGCACAACTAAGGGCACAACTTGGGGCACAGCCCATGAACAACAATCTACCGCAATCCGAACTTTTACAAAAATCAGGGCACACAGAGGGCACAAATACAAAGAAAGAAGAAAGAGAGTATATAGATATATCTCTACATCAAAAGAAAGAAAATACTCCTGACGGAGTATCAAAGAAAGACAAGCTTTCTTCGCCCTCCCCCTCTGAAAAGATTGATTACAGCGGATTGATGGAATACTATAATACCACATTCAAAGACAGACTCCAGCAGATAAGATCAATGACTGATGTGAGAAAAAAGGCTGTAAAAGCCCGGATAGCCCAATATGGGAAAGAGTCAGTGAGGAGTGTTTTCAATCTCATTCTTCAATCCCCGTTCTTACTTGGAGCTAATGACCGCAATTGGAAATGCGACTTTGATTGGATTTTCAAACAAGCAAACTTTACTAAAATATTGGAAGGAAACTATAATGGGACAAGACTTAGTAAAAATCAACAGGATAGCGAGCAGCGAAAACGTGATTCAGTTCTTGCAGTCGCTACAACCGTTAGAGAAGCTGCCGCAAAAAAGAGAAAGGAACTTGAAGCAGAGGGCGTTATTGAATAAATATCCCGATCCTGCACAATTCATTCTTGATTACAACCCTGATTTGCAGTTCAAACTTGTCAGATGTAATGCAACCCATTCAGAACTGGCGTTGAATGACAGCATTCCGAGTTTAGGGCTATTGTCTTCTACTTATGGGGATGAAACACCGATAGAATGGCTAAAGATACAATTTGGTTCATTGAATGACTTTGCAGAAGTTTCAACCAAGATAGCGAAAGAGCAACTTTCTGAACTATCGGAGATATTCCTTTCGGAGTATTATTATATAAATGCCGCTGAAATCTGTTTTTTCATAGCACGGTTTAAGTCAGGGAAGTATGGGCGGTTCTACGGTTCAATAGATCCATTGAAAATAACAAGTGCGATGCTGGACTACGTTTCTGAACGTCGGAAAGATATTGAACGGAAAGAGCGTGAACGATACAGAAACCAACGTGAAAAAGAGATAGAGGAGCGTGGAGATAACAGAATCTCTTATGCTGAGTACATTGAAATCAAGCACCGTGCTGATGCAGGAGATGAGGAAGCTAGAAAAATGCTGATATCACCATGAGAATAACCGTTTACTGGGTAACAAGAAATCCGGATGTTATCGTAAGAATCCGGAAAAAGTTCAATATCCCAAGTTATACTTCCGTGAACTACGAAACAGAATGTGAAATCAAGAATGAAGACTTTCCACTGTTAGAAGAAACAGAACGAAGGGGATTCATTCGAATTAGAAATAAGAATACACGATTATGCAAGGAACAGACAAACTGAATACGATAACCAAGATCGTATTTGTCCTCACGGACGTTTTAGAAACCAACCTTCTAGAAATGCAGCAGCAATATAAGAAAGAAGGCTTTGAACTCAGACACGATTCAAAAAGAAACTTCAACACAGCCATAGCCGCGATAAAGAGATTGAAAAGTGATGTGAATCATTGCAGCGAATCCACTCAGGAAAACTTCGGCAATGATTCTGACATGGTGAACGCCATGTTGCTCACACTGATTGATAGGTGCGGTGATGATGACAACCTCGCTTATAAGATGTACGAATACATTAAATCTTTCCCGTCCAAACTGAATCTAGACTTGGATTTGGATAATGCGTTCAGCCACCTGTTTAAAAAGGAGAAGTTATGAAATCGCAGAAAAATATCTTAAAATCCATTGAAGGTCTGTCCGATATAGAACTATTTGTTATTGATCTCTTTTGTGGCGCCGGCGGTTTGTCCGAAGGTGTGGAAGAAGCACGATTGGATGGAAATAGATGTGGAAAGGTTGTTTGCTGTGTGAACCATGACAAGAATGCCATCCTTTCACATGATGCCAATATCCCTGATGCACTTCACTTTATTGAGGATATCCGTACACTGGAACTTTCCCCGATAAGCACTATTGTAGAACGTATCCGTCAGCTATACCCTGATGCCATGATAATGCTTCATGCTTCTTTGGAGTGTACCAACTTCTCGAAAGCCAAAGGCGGTCAGCCGAGAGATGCCGACAGCCGAACGTTGGCAGAACATCTCTTCCGTTATATTGATGTTATAGACCCTGACTACATTCAGATTGAAAATGTAGAAGAGTTTATGTCATGGGGAGATATGGATGAGAATGGGAAACCTATCAGCATGGACAAAGGCCGGCTTTATCAAAAGTGGGTGCGCAATGTCAAGAAGTACGGTTACAACTTTGAGCACCGCATCTTAAATGCTGCCGACTTCGGTGCCTACACCACAAGAAAACGCTTCTTCGGCATCTTTGCTAAAAAGAACTTGCCGATAGTATTCCCTGAACCGACCCACTGTAAAGGTGGTAGGCAAGATATGTTCTCGCGGCTGGAGAAGTGGAAGCCGGTAAAAGATGTGCTTGATTTCTCTGATGAAGGAACTACCATCTTCAGGGAAAAGCCTCTTGCAGAGAAAACGCTTGAACGTATCTATGCTGGACTTATCAAGTTTGTAGCCGGAGGAAAGGATGCTTTCCTTTCCCGTTACAATACGGTTCGCCCTCAAGACACATGCAAATCAGTTGATGAACCATGCGGAGTGTTGACTACTGAAAACCGCTTTGCAAAGGTACAGGTAAGTTTCCTCTCCAAACAGTTCAGCGGACACCCCGACAGCAAGAACGTATCAGTGGAAGAACCGGCTGGAGCAATCACTTGTAAAGACCACCACGTTTTTGTATCGGCTTACTATGGGAACGGGCATAATCATTCGGTGGAACTTCCTGCACCTACGGTCACAACGAAGGACAGGATGGCTTTAATTGAAAGCCGATTTATGTGTTCTTATAACTTTAAGGATACAGGAAAGGATATTAATCAGCCTTGTCCTACACTTCTGACTAAAGACAGACTTTCCCTTGTATCTCCATTTTTTATGAATCAATATTCTGGAGGTGGTCAGGTGTCTGATATAAACTCGCCATGCCCCGCTGTTACCACAACACCGAAACAAAACTTGGTAACATGCCAGCCGTGGATAATGAATACTGCATTCTCAAATGTAGGTAGCAGTATAGAGGAACCCTCCCAGACCATTACCGCAAACAGGAAATGGCACTATCTGATGAATCCACAGTTCAACAGTGCTGGCGGCTCTGTTGATAGCCCCTGCTTCACATTAATAGCCCGCATGGATAAGATGCCGCCCTATCTGGTAGCAACAGAAAGCGGTCAGGTAGCGATTGAAATCTACGACAATGATAGTCCTATGACCGTGAAGATAAAGGAGTTCATGGCACTGTATGGCATAGTGGATATTAAAATGCGGATGCTTCGCATTCCGGAACTCAAAAAGATTATGGGATTCCCTGAAGATTATGTTTTAATAGGCACACAAGCTGACCAAAAGAAATTTATCGGGAATGCGGTGGAGGTTACACAAGCGAGAAAAAATACTGAAGCACTTTGCAAAGTATTGAGAAAGTTGAGATTGAAGAAATCAAAAGAAATAGCTTAATGGAAAATGGAAAACTTATATTAGATGCCTGTTGTGGCAGTAGAATGTTTTGGTTTGACAAAAAAAACCCTTTGGCTTTGTTTGCTGACATTAGGGACGAAGAATACATTCTTTGTGATGGGCGGAATCTGAAAGTCCACCCAGACATCGTATCGGACTTTACCGATATGCCGTTTTTGGATAAATCCTTTAAACTGGTAGTGTTTGATCCACCCCATTTGCTAAAGGTTGGCAAAAATAGTTGGTTAGCCAAGAAGTATGGTAAACTTCCTGAAGATTGGCCAAGGGTGATAAAAAAGGGAATTGATGAATGCTTTCGTGTTCTGGATGACTACGGAGTTCTGATTTTCAAATGGAATGAGGATCAGATAACAGTTAGGGAAGTATTGAGTGCCATCAATCGGCAACCACTCTTCGGCCATACTACTGGAAGACATGGAAAGACTATGTGGATGTGTTTTATGAAACTGCCAATTAACTAATAATAGAATAGTAATGAATCAAGAAAGAACATTAACCTTTGGTAAGTATAAGGGAACACATCGAAGTAATATTACTGGAGGCTTCTCAGCAGGTGACTTCGGTGGTTTAATTTATTCAATCGAAAATTTCAATGAAAGTGAATATGAGTTTTAACCAATAAAATGAAGATATGAATAATGAATTTATTGATGGTATTTGGTTTGCTGTTCAGCATATTGTAGTAGTCAGAGATATGCCAGCAATCGCAATAGGGATAATTAAGGAATCGAATCTTTCCATTGATGATTGTAAGGCTGCGCAAAAAAGGAGTGGTTCTTTTCACAATCAGATGATGAAGTTTATTGAAACAGAATTAGCGTAAAACAGTATAAATATGAGCAAAATTGAAGAAGCCTTCAGAGGCTTAGGAAGAACAGAGAAAGTGAGATTCATTTCGCAGAACATCGAGTATGCAAATGCGGTTGCAGTAGCCAGTTATGTAAAAGGTTATCTTTTCGATGTCCTTAATGATGTCGGAGATGATGAGTATATAGCAGCGTATCTCAGAGAAAAGGGATATGAAGTAAAAAAACAAGAATAATCCTCAAATCGATATATAAATAAACGAATTATGAATGAAAGAACAATCCAAATAGACGTAATTGGAAAAATAGAAGGTACTCAATTTATGAAGTGTAAGCTATATACAAATGAAAATATTGTCATTATCATGATGAATGAATTTGATTATGAACGGTTGAAAGAAGAAGGAATCTTCATAAGAGATGGCAAAAGTCGAGATTCAGCCGGGGTGTTGAATACAACCAATACTTTCATCGAAAAAAATTAATACTCAAAACAAAAAAGAATGATTATGGATAAAAAAGAAAAGAATTTTGCCACATACAAAGAATTTGCAAAGATGCTTCGGGAAGTGGCAAACATATACTCTAAACTGGGTGACGAACCATTGTTGAAAGAAGGATATGAGTATAACGCCATTAGAGATGCTGTTCAGTATGTAACGAACAAACACGATTTTGGTTACTTTATACAGCCTTGGAAGGATGAGTTTCTACGTATGCCTTTTGATGTGACGAAGCGAAAAAAATGGGCTGATTATGTGGCTGAATGCCATGCTACAGGAAAGGAAATAGATTACGATAATTATGATTGGGATAAATGACCATAATTTTTCGAATAGTGTGAAAGGGAATAGATGTCATATAATCAAAATATAGATAGAATGTTTATTGAATATAAGGTATATCGTAGGGTGTCAGATTTGAAGCCTTTTATATCTAGGGATGAACTTCCTTCTTGTCAGATGATTGGGAAAAAAAAGTTTGTAGGAAAAAAAGCAAAAATGGAGGCTGTTTATAGACTTACAGGGAAACGTTTGCCAGAAGACTATACAACAGAGCAGGTAAACAATTTTCTTACGGTAGAGCTTTTTAATACGTCTTTATGGCATAAGTATAGAAAGATTTACAATGAAGTTTCCAATGAAAAAGAAATTGTTGTTGAGAACTATAGTTATCAATATACATTAGTTGTAGAATTAGCAAATAAATCGAATTTATCATTGGATGAAGGAAAAATTGTACATTTTGTTATGTGCGAACTGTTAGGAAATCCTTGTGAAACGTATAAAGGGATGAAAAACCCTATAATTTCTTTACGAAAAGATTATGATAGATAAAGCAAAAACATTAGATGAATGCTTTAAGGAACTAATTCTTAAAAGAGGTTGGTCTAAAAATAGTCCATATGACCGCCGAACTGCATCAAGGCATAAAAAGCAATTCCTTGAAGGAACGTTGCCCGATGAATTTAAAAGAGTATATTTGCAAAGTGCTGGTTATACAATAGTGCAGCCGGAGCTTTGGCGACAGGAATTATAAAACAAAGAAAATGGACTGGAGGAACATAATAAGAAATCTATTAGAAATTATCATTGCTATTTTTAGAATGATTTTCATAGGGCTATTTTATATAGCCAAGTTTATGTTTGTGTTCTTTATTCTACTTTTTTTTGGAGTATTAATCAGTCAAAATAATAAGCGATGGTAAATAGAGAAATAAAAGCCCGAAAACGTGCGGTGAAAGAAGAAAAAGAAGAAATAGACGGTGAGATTGTTAGAATTAGGAAAGGGCATCCTCGTACAAATCTTCCTGTGAAACTCCCAGAAAATCCCACATGGCTGAAACAACCTAATGTAGTTACATTAATGGCTGGTGATTTTAAGACAGTACAGATTAGAATCTTAATTGCTGTTATAGAGAAATTACAGGATGTCATAGAATTAAGTATTCAGCATCTAGATAAATATGGTACATCTATTCCATGCGAGCAATTATCTTTATTTCAAGAATATTCAGACCGTATAAGAGTAGATATCGCATATCGGGATTTGGGCGTTAATCCAGACCAATACAAGGAAGTAAAAAGCATGGTTCGTAAATTAATCAGTATTCCTGTAGAGCTTGATGTTAAAGACCCAATAACAGGTGAGGATAGTTGGTCTATTACTGGTTTATTCACTAAGGCAAATATACCCAAAACTCCTTATTCAAGAGGTTTTTCTTTAGAAATGGATAGAGAGGTTGCTAAAGTTTTCATTAATGTTGATAGAGGTTTTACACGCTATATAAAAGAGATAGCTTTAAGAGCGCAAAGTAGATATACAATAAGAATGTATATGCTGATTAGCTCATGGAAAGAAAAAGGTGGTTTTTCTATCTATGTGGATAGATTTCGGAAATTCTTAAAATTAGAAGATAAATACCCCGAATTTAAAGATTTGTATAAACGTGTAATACGCCCTGTTTACGATGATTTGTTTGAACAGGCTGATTGCTGGTTTGAAATGGCAGAAGTTTATCGTAATTCAGGCGATACACAGCCTTATAAACTTAATTTCAAAGTTATTAAGTCTGCATTATCAAAGAAGGAAGAAGAACTATTAAAAGGACAAAAGAAGATGATAACGAATTTTTGTTCTTTGCACTTTGCAATGAAGGACGAGCATTTGCAGCAGTTTATTCCACAGATTACATTAAGCAACTATAAAGCAGTAGTAACTAAGATGCTTTATCTAGGCGAATATGTTAGAGATAACTGGAATAAAATTTCAAATAAAGCAGAATATTGTTTATCCGTATTATTAAAAGAAGTAGAAATACTCCCCGGAATGATTGGAGAAGAAAAAGAAGATGAATAAAAGTTGGGTTTTTGTCCCTAGGAGGGGTCTAAAAGTTGGGTTTTTGTCCCTAAGAAGTTGGGTTTTTGTCCCTAAGAAGTTGGGTTTTTGTCCCTAAGAAGTTGGGTTTTTGTCCCTGATTTTTTACCATTATCTGTTGTTTTTCAGATAGTTACCCTTTCATTTTTAAGGGTACTACCATCACTAGCTGATAAAAAAAAACCTGATAATCATACCAACACACAAAAAAGGAACTTTTCTTATTACATAAACCCATAAAAAAGGAACTTTTCTCATAATCTTAACACAAACTTTAGGGAAAAGAACATCTATTAACAAAAAAAGACACTATATGATACAAATAATCAATCAAAAGTTGGGTTTTTGTCCCTATCTAAAAAAAACATATTTTAAAAAGTTGGGTTTTTGTCCCTATGCTTTTTTGATATACTGTAGGGAAAGAAATTGATACCGAATTATCATTCCTGGCACACCCTGTAGAACGACCTTTTGATACCAAATACAAAAAGCAGCCGGAAGCCGGACGCAAAAAATTGATACCATAAAACATTAGGGAAAAAGAACAGGAACAAAATACAAT